TTTTACCTGATCATTGGCATTCACACTGGAATGCGTATTGGTGAGATCAGAAGCATAAACGAGCAAACTCTAATAGTCGATGAAACAGGCGGTTACTCAGTTTACTTAGCTGACACCAAGAACGGCGATAGCCGCACAGTGCCCATCAATGACGAAGCCTTGAGAGCCATTAGGAAACTAGGAACTGATGTCTCTAAGAACTGGAACAGCAAGTTGTTTTATCGTGGGTGGAAGCACATGAGACGGGCAGTGCTTAATAATGACAGCCGTTACACGTTTCATACGACCAGACATACCTGTGCAACCACTCTGGCTAATAGTGGCGAATTTAATGACTCACTGGTTGCCCTGTACTTAGGACACCGAGACGTCACAACGACACGTAAATACATAAAGAGCCAACCTGATACTCTAAGGTCTATGGCTGAATTAATGAGGGGAGAGAGAAGCAAAACTATTGCAAGACCACAAGCCAAGCAGACTGACCTGTTTGGAATGGAAATTTAAAAGGGAAGTAAAGTAACAATGAAAAATAATAATAAAACACTCTTTTGGCTAAACATGGTCAAAATAATAACAAAATCAAGCATAATTAATGGCGGACATGGGCGACCAGTGACAAACTGGTGTAACCCTTACACTGCCCCACCTGTTGCAACCAGTAAAGCAGGGGGAGCCAACACATGAGCAACGATAGCACAGAGGCCAACCCTATTTCAGAGGCCTACAATAAGACCATGCACCAAGATGGCAAAACAAAGTGGGAAGACAGGTACAAACAGGCAGATAACGTCACAGAGCAAGCACCAGAATATAATCAGCTAAAGAAAGTTTTAGATAAGGTTGCCGAAGGACTTACAAAAGACATCGAGGAAGCTAGAAGGGGTAAAGGACGCCGCCCAACGTGGTTAAATGACCTTATGCATTTAGACCCACGACAGCTGGCCTTAATCGGTTTACAGACTTGTTATAATGCAGTCTTAAAAGACACGACAATGAATGCAGTCACTCAGGAAATAGGAAGCCTGATTGATCGTGAGTGTCTAGCACTTGAGCTACTTCACAGTGAAGACGAAGAGCAAAATAGAAACAATAAACGTATTGTTGATATGGTCTCTAAAACGCACACGTCTGCACATGTTAGACTGAAGGCACTCAGGAACATAGCGACTAAGAATGGCACCAAATCTGTATACTTCGGTATCTCTGAAACTAAAGCTGACAGAAAGATGCACAAAAAGAGACGCACAGCAAACTCAGCACCAGTCATCTCAGCAATCTTTCAGTATTGTAATGTTTTCCAAAAAGACACTCAGTATACCACGCCAAAAAACAGTATCACTCGTTTGTCTTTTACTCAGGAAGCCCAGCGCGAAATTGAGAATAGCAAAGAGTACCTTCAGTGGTCACAGCCGCTACTAAAGCCCATTCCAATGGACACCCCAAACCCGTGGATAGGGTTCCACACAGGAGCCTATAAGGACTGGAGACTAGCAGAGGTTGTCAAGTTGGTTAGAGGGGCTTCAAGCAAGCAGATTGAGGCCATAGAACACAGTTTCAAAGGGGAAACTCCAGATCACTTTAGAGCACTCAATGCACTGCAAGAAACAAGGCTTTGTATCAATGAGGAGATGTTGGAAGTCGTAGAGTGGTGCTGGGAGACACGGCAGTCATTCGGTAAGTTTCCAAAGCGAGACACACCTGAGTTTCCAAGGCTACCCAAAGACCACATGACCATGTGTCAGGAGCTAAAGAAAGCCATCAAAGAAGACCAGCGAGAATGGAGAAATACTGATCGCAGGGTCAAGGGTGCTGAAGCAGTCATGAAGCAAGACCTTCAGATTGCTAATGAACTGGCAGTACATGATTACTTTACGATACCTTGGGCATGTGACTTCAGAGGCCGCTACAACATGGTTCCGTCTTTCAACTACCACAGAGACGACCACATTAAGTCACTCTTTCAGTTTCAAAGAGGACGTGTCGTCGATGGGCAGAACATCAGGTGGCTAAAGATACACATTGCTAACTGTAGTGGCTTTGAGAAGATCGACAAAGCACCTCTTGATGATCGAGTGGCTTGGTTTGACAAGAATGAGGGTGTGCTGTTGGACATGGCTAAAGACTACAAGAACAATCTGGGTCAATGGTCAGGTGCAGACAAACCTTTTCAGATGTTAGCCGCAATCTTTGAATATGCACGTTATCTTGAGGAAGGTGACGACTTTGTTGGCTTCATTCCTATCTCACTTGATGGTACTAACAGTGGCGTTCAGCACTACAGTCTTTTGACGCGTAGTGAGGAAGGGGCTTTGGTAAACTTAGTTCCACAAGATACAATGGCAGACCTTTATCAAACTGTTGCCGACAAGGTCACACAGAGACTTGAGGTTGATTTAGATGATCCCAGTGCCTTTGGTAAAAATGAGATTACCAAGGCAGAGCTGGCGCGTATCTGGCTAGACTATGGTATAAATCGCCAAAATCAGAAAAGAGCATGCATGACCTACCCATATTCTTCAGTTGTCGCTGGTATGGCTGGCCAATACATGGAAGACGTGATGAAGCCTTTGCAACGATCTGTGTCTTATGGTGAGCTGAAGGAACACCCGATTGCTAGGACTAATAAAGAGCGAAAGGTTGCGTCACGTTACCTTGCTGGTCACAGCTACGACAGCATCGTGGAGACCTTGCCAAAAGCCGCTGAAGCAATGAAGTGGATACAGTCGTGCACCAATGTTCTCAGCAAGCAAAACAAGCTGGTTAATTGGACATCGCCTAGTGGCTTTAGGGTCTTCCACAACTACTTAAAGAGGGACAGGGTGGAGACTAAGATATTCCTGTTTGATACAGCAGTAGGCGAGAGAACTAGGTCTAAGGTCTCCTTATCGCTAGATACTGGTAAGGTGGATGTCAGGAAGAACACAGCATCTGTAGCCGCTAATATGATTCACAGTTTCGATGCGGCTGGCATGGCTAAAACCATAATTCTACTGCTAGACTCTGGAGCTACTGAGGACTTCTTTATGATTCATGATTCATTTGCAATCTCAGGAGATGTGGACGACCTCTACCATGGGGTACGTGAAGCCCACATTGAGATGTATGAGGCCGAAAACCTGTTGCTAAAGTGGCAAGAGGAACTGAGGCAACAGCTGGATCATCCGTTTGACTTTGAGAGGTCTGAAGTAGACCCAATTCCACAAATGGGAAACCTAGACTTACATGGGATAAGGGACAGCCAGTTTTGCTTTAGCTAATACTTTTGTCACCCTTAAGAAGCCCCTAGACCCTATCCCTCCTCCTAAGGACTCTAGGGACTTCTTCTCCCAAACATAAAAGGCCATCTCTAGTCATCTAGGGGTGGCCTTTTTCTATAGAAAGACAAAAGAATGGCTAAGAAACAAAAGATAAACTTCCAGACTCCTACAGGAGTGGCTAAGTACCCCCACCTCTTGAAACCTGACACAGCCTTCGATAGCGAAGGNAANTATAAGTCAGAACTATTGTTGTCTCAGGAAGACGCAAAGCCCTTGATTAAGATCATTGAGGATGCGGCTAAAGAAGAACATGGGAAGGCTCATTACAGAGTACCCTATATGACTGACGAAGAAACTGGGGAAGTGGCTTTNAAGCTACAGTCNAANTANATGCCTGAGTTTTACGACACAGCTGGTCAAAAAGTACCAACCAATGCTTTACCACAGATCGGCGGTGGTAGTCGTCTAAGACTCAAAGGCTTCCTAAATGTCTACAAAGTCAGTGGTCAGGCTGGGGTGTCTATCACACTACAGGCTGTCCAGATTGTCGAAGCCATCCAAGGTATGAATGGAACAGGCTTTGGAGCAATAGAGGAAGGTGGGTTCACTGTGGACACGTCAGCAATCGATGGTAGTTTTGGTACCCCACAGGATGCAGACAACTTTGACTTTTAAGCAAAGATACCGAGGTATCAAGGAAGGCTACAGGTCAGGTCTTGAGGTAACAATAGCAGAAGAACTAAGGCGGCTAAATATTCCGTTTAGTTACGAGACAGAACGTCTATCGTTTCTGATACCCCAGAGATCAGCCAAGTACACACCCGACTTCATTCTCCCGAAGGTCGGTGGTGTCTGGTATTTGGAGACCAAGGGGCGTTGGGTTACAGCGGATCGACAGAAGCATGTGTTGATCAAGAAGCAGT